TTAGGAATTGATTTTTTGCAGCGTTTTTTGATACAACGATTTGACTTTAGCAGACGATTCTTTTTTCATTTTATTCGTAACATGCGTGTAGACTTTCAATGTTGTGTCTGGACTATCATGACCAACACGTTCCATAATATTAGGGAGCTCGTCACCTTCTTGCGTTAACATGCTTATGTGAGTATGTCGGAAAATGTGAGGTGTTGCACGTTTTTGAATTGATGTCATGCCTATAATGCGTCGCATGCGATGCCATAAATGATTAGGCGAAAATGGATAACCATTTGTGCGGCAAAAGACAAAGTCATCATCGAGATAATCATCAAATTCCGTTCGGTATTTTAGCTTTTGCTTTTTGTTTTCATTGATCACATTGGCCAACATATCCATAAGATCTTGTTCAACTTCTATAACACGTACTGACCCTTTCGTTTTAGGTGGTGTCAGTTCAAATTCACGCATATTATTGTTAGGGCTAAAAATCGTTTTGGATATATCAATTAAATTCCTTTCAAAATCTAAGTCCGATCGTTTTAAAGCACACATTTCTCCTGGTCGCATACCGGTGAAAGCCAAAAGAAAAAAGCACTCACGATCTAAAGGGCGACCATGTTTTGAAACAACATCTAGAAATTCGTTTAATTCATGTGATTCCAAATACTTTTGATCAATGTTGTCACTCTTTATTTCATCAACGGTTTTTTGCTTTTTAGGCAACTCAATATCATCACCAGGATTATCCTTTATCAATCGAGCTTTTCGAGCATACTTAAAAATCATGTTAGCACATGCATGAATACTTCTTAATGAACTTTCTGCGTATATTTGATGCAATTCATACAAAACCTTTTGATATAAACGAAAGTCGATTTTTTCGATTTTAGCTTGTCCAAACTTACTATTTAATACATCAATCTCATGTCGACGTAAGCGAATAGAGGTTTCTTTATTACCCGATTGTTGATAAACCGCAAACCATTCGCTAGCCACTTCTTGAAAGGTTATGTTCTTAGCTCTTTGAACATCAATGTCATTCATCTTGATTGTATTTAGAGCCTTTTCAATTTTTTGTTTCACTTCACGCTTCGTCTGGCCACGTCGTCTGATTTGCTGACGTTTGCCAGTAGCTGGGTTCGGTGGCCCTTCCGCATAGCCTTCCCAACGAACATTACCTGATGGCAACGTCACTTTTTCATATCTCATTGTACACACCTCCTCATCGGTAGCTTAAACCATTTTCGGCAGTCAAAAGGGTAGACTTTTGGTTACGATAGATCTGATTAAGCCGATCATAAACTAATGATTGCCTGATGCAGAAGGTTTCGGCTAATATACCGATAATATACGGGTCGCTAAAATCGAAATGTTGAAGCATGTGATACGGTAATGCTGCGTACATCGCAAAAGCTTGAGCGTCTTGTTCTTGTAATTCTCGGAATGCTCTAGGCATTAAGGACTGATGGCCTGCATGTCGTAAAATGTGGCATAGTTCATGAAAAAATTGTTCGCGCTGAATTGACTTGGGTTCTCTCGAATCGACGATAATCCCACGATATCGAACAATGACATCAAAACGAGGGGGCATAGGTTTACGGTTCGTGTGGATATAAAAAATGCGACCGATGCGGTCGATGTCTAAGTCTTGAGGTCTCATGATCTTGTGGCGTAAATAAATGTTTGTGACAAAGTCTTCAAGTGCAGTCGTTTGATAATTGATCATATTTTCACTCTCCCTTATCGACATTATACGAACAAATGTTCTGTTTTTCAACATAAAAAAGACACCTCTTTACAAGGTGTCTCAAAATTTAATCGCTAATATGAAGTTCTTCTGTCTCATCCAAACCAGTAATAGGTAGCCCTTCACTTCTATACGCTATTTTAGAATCAAGTAATAAAGCTCCAAATTCATCATTCTCCACATCTTCATGAATTCGTATGTAGGCAGCGTATAAGTTTAGGCCATCAAATGTATCAGTGTCTCTAACCTCTTCTGATAAATGTTCTGCAAGATTTTCTAATTGTTCAGGATCGTCGCTGTCTGTTACTGCTCGCACACGTAATACATTTTCTCGTTCGTCATCTTCCTCAACAATTTCATATTCAGGTATGTTCTTACTGTCCTCAGTAACACCAACAATGACAATGAAAGCTAATAATACAACAAAAATTCCTGCAATAACTTTGAAAGTTTTGCTTCTAAACATTATATATTCTCCTTCACGTATTCAGCTTTTTTTCTAACCTTTTCCTTCTTCCCTCAAAACCACCTTTTGTTCCATCTTTCAGTTGTAGTGATAATGCTATGTCGCAGATTTCTATAGCTTCTTGATATCTTTCTTGGTTCTCGAATATTATAGATAATCTTTTGAAAGACGGTATACTTGGAGGAACGAATTCATTGGTATGTTCCAGTATCTCGTAATGTTCATATTTCATTTCTTCCAATACATCCGGTGCTAACCTAATACTCTCTTTACACAATTCAATACAATCATCCAATGCATCATCATCGCTGTACCTTAAACCGTAATAGTAATCTATCATCATGTTTAAAAGAAAATGTTTGCGAATTATAGTATTTTTACATAATTCATAAGCTTTGGCTAGATGGTCTTTTGCGATACGTTCATTTACGTACATATTCTCTTGCGCAATTCGCTCATGTTCTAGATATTTTTCATGCCAATCAGGTCTCTTGTTATACTCAGAAAATTTTCTGGTTTTTCTAAGACTATCATCTAGGTGGCTATCCTTATTTTCTTGTGTCTTGTTTGATTCTTGAATCAGATTCTTTATAAATTTAAATAACCCCATTTTGCTCCCTCCCTGTTTATGAAAAATAAACACACTAGCTATAGTGTGTTTTGGTTAACTAATAAAACATTATTCCTCATTCTTCTTCTGAGACTGCTCATATATAAATTGAAAATATGATTCCAGTTGTTTCATTTCTTCTGGACCCATCTGCTTCCACTTCTCGATATCGAAGAAACCCGAATCCTCAATGCCATATTTCTCTAGCAAACGATTGTGTTCTGCTATGGGATCGAAGTCATTACCCTGTTCTTTATCAGTTTTCCCTAAAAGGTAATCGACAGTGACATCTAAAACACTGGACAATTTCTCTAACGTCGAAAAATCGGGTTCTCTGACACCACTCTCATATTTAGCGATAGTTGAATAAGATACACCGACTTTGTTAGCTAAAATTTCTCTAGACATTTTTTCTTTTTCTCTTAATTTTTTTAGTCTGTGACTAAAGTTATTCATTTTCATGCCTCCATTAAGGCTGATTTTACACTATTTGTCCAACTCCTAAAATATTTTTGGACAAAATGGGTAGAAAAGTGTTGACTTTGGACGTTGTGTCCATTATAGTATTAATTAACAGGACAAAACGTCCAAATGTTAGGGGGGGTGTGAACATGCGCGTCAACTTAAGGAACACACGAATCAAGCAAGGTTACAAGGATGTTGACAAGTTAGCTAATGCTATTGGAATATCAGCATCTTATTACTACAAGATAGAGCAAGGTAAAAGAACACCAGGGATTGATTTAGCGAAAAAAATTGCCGATGTATTAGATCAAACAGTCGATGATCTTTTTTTAAATCAAAACTTGGACGAAATGTCCAGAAAACAAAAAGAACAGGAGGTGTGTTAAATGGACCACGATGTAGATCATGCAATCTTTTTCAACAAAGTCAAGAAAGCTAGAGACTCTTTAAATGGATTAACTAAAGAAGAAAGAAAGTTAGCCATTAGTTTTCTGCAGCAGACTTTAGATCTTGAAGAAAGCGATTGTTCAGCCACTGTTGAGTTTAAACCTAGTGGCGAAAAGATAGCCCAAAATGTTGAAAAAATTCATTCACAAATTTCAAGGAGGTGAAATCATGCTCTCGATCGACACCAACGAATTAGAACAATCCATTGAACAGATCATCGAATCATCAGTCAACAAAGCAATTGAAAAACACGCATTGAAAGAACAATTACCACCGATTTTAACACGAAAAGAGTTTATGGAACTGGTTGGGATTAGCAATACCAAATGTAACGAACTGTTTCATCGTGAGGATTTCCCAGTTATTCGAGATTTTGGTCATCCAAGAGTGCCAACAAAAGAGCTTATGGAATGGATATCTTTCAACACAGAGTGGAGCCGAAAACATTTTACCAATCAAGACTTCAAATCCGTGATCTAGTTTCATCTTATCAATCAATCAAATCAAAAAAGGTATAAGGGAGAGGAAAATTTATGGCACAAGGTAGAGGAAGATCTGCTAAACGCTTGAGGGAAGCACGTAAAGAAAAAGGACAAACACAGCTACAACTATCGCTAGATACTTACCAATCAAGAGAGTCGGTAACTAAGCAGGAAAACGAAGAGTTCAGAGTGCAACCGCATTTAGCGAAATATTTCACTGAAGAATACAACGATCCACGCGTAGCTATCGAGGCGGCTCATGAGTACACCGGTTGGGGAACGCCTTGGCTAGACGGTGCAGCGTTTGATGATCATCGAGCATCAGTGTTGTTACAAACCAAACGAGAAGTTCAAGAAGCTCTAGACAAAATAGACGACGTTAACGTTGCTAAGAATCCAAATACCATAGCTGAATATGAGCGAAGCGAAATACGAGATTTGCTAGTTGAGTCAGCTGAGGCTATGACATTTATCAAGCAAGAAATAGCAATCATGTGTAAGGACTATCGATTTGACTGGATGGAGCTTTGGGATGAGGTTAACAACCGTCTTAAGTCACGCCAGTACATTAAATAAAGGAGGCATTCAAATGAGTTTAGGTGAGTTGTCGAAATGGGAGAAGCGATTAGAAGAGGCGTTGAAAAGTCCATTTAAGATTTATCGATTAGATAACATTTTGAGAGATATGAGAGACGCTTACGATTTGCAGAATCCAAAGAATCATCGTGAATTGAAATTCTATCGCAAGGTTGAACAACACTTACTAGATGCGGAGGTAGCCTAATGGAACGTGAACAACAATTAGAAGCAGAGATCAGAAAAGAAGAAAGCTGCATTGATTATTTATTTAGCCGACTAGATATCGAACTTGACCATCGGAATTACGATAACGCATTAGCACTTAATGAAGATCTAATCAAATCTATGCAGCGTGCTCGTAAGTTAAAACATGAATTTAACTACATGAAGCATCTACAAAGCGTAGCACAACAAATGCAAGCCGATGGCATCAACGCACAAATAATCTTTTGGCCAAAAAAATAACCGCTTGGCAGAGCGGTCATTAGAAAGACTGGATAAAAAACTTCTATCACGTCTATTATAACTTTTTGACGTGACGGGAGCAAGGAGGAAAAAGCATGGATATTAAACTATTGAATTTGAAGTTAGTTAACTTCAAAGGTGTTAAAGAATTCGAGCTCAACGCAGAAGGGCAAAACGTGAAAGTTTATGGTGATAACGCAACTGGTAAAACGACGATTGCAGATGGGTTCCAATGGTTACTATTTGATAAAGACAGCAGCAACAAGAAGGATTTTCAGATTAAGCAAGTTGATGAACATGGACAAGAATTACACAACTTAGATCACGAAGTTGAAGCAACCTTCTTAATTAACAATCAAGAGTTAACACTGAAGAAAGTTTACAAAGAGAAATGGACTAAAAAACGCGGTTCGGTTAACAAAGAGTTCTCAGGTCATACAACCGACTATTTTATTGATGGTGTTCCAAGCAAAAAGAAAGAATTTGCCGACAAGGTCGCTGAGATTATCGATGAAGACGTATTTAAGCTTTTAACGTCACCAAGTTACTTTAATGAACAACTTCACTGGAAAGATCGTCGTAACACTTTATTAGAAGTTGCTGGGGACGTATCGGATGAAGAGGTCTACTCATCCAACCATGACTTAGAAAAGCTTAAAGACATCTTAGACAATCGTTCAGTCGATGATCATAAGAAAGTGATTGCTTCCAAGCGTAAAGAGATCAACGAAGAATTAGAACGCATTCCCGTTCGGATTGATGAAATTAACCGCAATTTACCTGATGTAAACGGATTAACAAAAGAAGGTATTCAACAATCACTAGACAGCTACCAACAAGAGATTGATCAATACCAATCGAAAATCAATGATATTCTAAACGGCTCAGACATTAACAACTTGAAAAAGAAATTAAGTGACATTGATTTAGAAGTATCCAACCTTAAAAACGAATACGAGCAGCAAGGACAGGCTGAACTAAATAAGACGAAAATTTCGAAGCAAGAACAAGAGTCTAACAAGTCCATTATTCAATCCAAAATCGACACAGCAGAGCAACAAATTGAGCGTAAAAAGAAAGTCATCACTGATAACGAAGCTGAGATGGAACGTTTAAGAAACGATTATCACGAGGTTAGTCAGGAAGAATTCGAGCATGACGAGGAATGTGAATGCCCAACATGTGGTCAAGAGTTGCCTGAAGAACAAGTTGAAGCTTCTCGTCGAAAAGCTGAGGAAGAATTCAACAAACTCAAGTCTAGAAAGCTTGAGAAAATTCAAAGCGATGGCATAGCGCTAAAACAAAAAAATGACAATCTGAAAGTCGAAATTGAGAACCTTCAGGCTGAGATTAATAAGTACCAAGAGCAAATAAATGAGATTGATAAGCTCATCAAAAAGTGTGACGACAAGATTAGTGAACTTGAAAATCAAGTTGTAGATGCGACGGAAACGAAAGCGTATCAAGAGAAGATGAAAGAGCGCCAAGACATTGAAGCTAAGATTGCTGATTACCAATCATCTATAGAGCCATCAATCCAAGAGAATGAAACCAACATCCAAGACTTAAAAGAAAAACAAAAGGGGCTGCAAGCTGATCTAAGTAAATTAGAGCAAGCTGAAACAAGCCAAAAACGGATAGCTGAATTGGAACAACAAGAGAAGGATTTAGCAGCTGAATTTGAACAGCTTGAAGAAGAGTTGTATCTAGCAGAAGAGTTCATTCGAACGAAAGTGAACTTGCTGGAAGGTAAGATCAACGACAAATTCAAGTACGCACGCTTCAAGCTATTTAAAGAAAACATTAACGGCGGTTTAGAAGAGACGTGCGAAACACTTTATGAAGGTGTTCCGTATTCAAGCGGATTGAATAACGCAGCGCGAATCAATGTTGGATTAGACATTATCAATACGCTATCTGATCACTACGGCTTCAATGCCCCAATTTTTGTTGATAACGCAGAAGCCGTTACAGAGTTAATTGACACAAACGCTCAAACGATTAGCTTAGTCGTTTCTGAACAAGATAAAGCGTTACGAGTAGAACAACCTGAACAAAATCAAAAGGAGGCAGTTTAAATGGGTGAACATGTGATTGTCTTAGAAATTTCAAATGCAACAGAAGAGCAAATCCAAACGGGACTAGGAAAAGCTTTTGCAGACTTTTGTTCCGAAAATATAGGAACTGGAATTAAAGCCAATGTTCTAACAGAAAAAGCTGCCGAAGAAGTAACAAATATCATTCATGAGGAGGAATCTTACAATGAGTAACAATCAAAATCAACTGGCATTAGTTAAAAAGGACACGGTAGACGTTGTAGCAGATAAGGTTAAAACATTCCAAGAGCAGGGTGAGCTTCATTTCCCTGCTAACTACAGTCCAGAGAACGCTATGAAGAGCGCTTGGCTAAAAATGCAAGAAGTTAAAGACAAGAGTGGTAATCCTGTTTTAGAAACATGCTCACGCGACAGTGTCGCTAACGCATTGCTCAATATGGTCGTGCAAGGACTTAACCCATCTAAAAATCAAGGTTACTTTATTGCTTATGGAAAGACGCTGACATTCCAACGCTCATATTTCGGTACGATGGCGGTGACTAAGCGCGTAACAGGGGCTAAGAGCATTGACGCTAACGTGATTTATGACGGTGATAAAGTCGATTACGAAATGAAGAATGGTCGAGTGAAGAACCTAGAGCACAAACAAGAATTCGGCAACATCAACAAAGATAATATTATCGGTGCTTACTGCATGATTGATCTGGGCGATGGTGATGTTTATACAGAGCTCATGACGATGGACGAAATTCGTCAAGCTTGGAGCCAATCGCAAATGTGGGGCAAAGGTCAACAAAAAGAAAAAGAGGGTTCGACACACGATAACTTCAAGCAGGAAATGGCTAAGAAAACGGTTATCAATCGTGCTTGTAAGAAGTTCATCAATTCTAGTGATGACGGTAGCCTCGTGATCAATCACTTTAATCAAACGGATGAAGCGGTTGAAGAAGCGCAGCTTGAACAAGAACTAGAACAGAATGCCAATTCAGAGATTATCGATATTGAGTATAATGAAACGCCACAAAACGATCAACAAGAAGACCAGTCGGAAAATGAAGCTATTTACGATGCGGTTGATCAACAGGAAGAGCAAGCGACTGGAACAGACGGACCAGGGTTTTAACATGATTGATATTCAAGTAGTTGGTTCAAGTAGTAAAGGCAACGCCTATCTTATTACAGATGGGCGTACGCCGATACTTTTAGAATGTGGCGTTAAATTCAAGGATATACAGCGAGCCATAGGCTTTAAAACGAGCGATTTAGCAGGGTGCTTAATCACACATGAACACAACGATCACTGTGCAGCACTCAAAGATGTAACGAAAGCAGGCATTGATTGTTATATGAGTCCAGGAACAGCCGAAGCAATCAATCATAACCATCACAGAGTTAAAACAGTAACAAACAAACAGGCTTTTAAATTAGGCACATGGACCATTTTACCGTTTGATGTGCAGCATGATGTATCAGAACCATTAGGCTTTCTGTTGGCTAATCAAGACGGTGAGAAACTGTTATTTGCAACGGACACCTATTACATCAAATACAAGTTCAAGGGGCTTACACACGTCTTAGTTGAATGCAATTACAGCCTAGATATCCTAAACGACAATATAGCAACTGAAAGAGTACCTAAGTTGATGAAAAAGCGTCTACTACGATCGCATTTTAGTCTAGAGAACGTGAAGGGCTTTTTAAAAGCCAACGATCTATCAAAGGTTCAAACGATTTACTTGCTGCATCTCAGCGATAACAACAGTGATGAACAACGGTTTAAAGAAGAAGTACAAGCCTTAACTGGAAAGCCAGTTTATGTAGCGTAAAGAAGGTGAGTAATTAATGAATTATTTAAAGGAGATTAATGCATTTTATGATCAGCTCGAACTAAACCCACTTTCATCATCCGCAATTGCTTTATGGCACACATTGATGCACATAAACAATAAGGCAGGATGGAAAGAACAGTTTACGGTAGCTGCATCAGTATTATGTATGAAATCCGGTTTAAAAGAAGGAACCTTCAAAAAAGCACGTAATGAATTAAAGCAGAAAAACTACATTGATTTTATGTCTCGAAAAGGAAATCAATCGGCAATATATATTATCCATTCTAATTTGTCGTCAAATAATGACCGCAGTATTAGCCATAATAGTATCGGCAGTAGTGACCACAGTGATAGCCACAATGGTAGCGCATTAGTTAAACAGAAACGAAACGAAACTGAAACGAAACATAATGAGCTAGCTAGCGCGCGCGTATACCAACAAGCTCAAAAGTATTTTTTAAACATCAATGCCAAAGATCAAGATCTGCTAGATAGCTATATTGATGACTTAGGTGGCGAATTGGTACTCGAAGCTATGGATCGTGCTCATCAAAATGGCGCAAGACTTAAATACGCTGCAGGTATTATGAACGACTGGTATCGGAAGGGCATTACGGACATGGACGCAGTAAGGCGTGATGACGAAAAATTTGAGTCTTATAAACAACAACGTCAATCACAGCCTAAAACGGCTAACGGAATGCCTGACTATGATCCACAAATTGATGGATTTTAAGGGGGAGTGAAAGACGTGGAAAAGGTTAATCAGCATTTGAGTTCAATTGAACAAGCAGGCGAACGCGAATGCTCGAATTGTGGGAACATATATCCGGTTTACAAAACACCAAAAGGCATATTGGGAGCCTGCAAACCTTGCGAAGATCAAAAGTTAAAAGAGTCACTTGATTTACCCAAACAAGAAGATTTGCCAAGTATCAAAAAGCACCGCTTTATCAATAGGTTCATGAGCCACCCAGATCAATTAGAAGGCGCTACGATTAGGTCATATCAAGCGGATAGTGACTCACAAAAAGCTTTGCGTGAATGGGTGATTGACTTTATTAAAAACTTTGGTGCCAAAGAAGGCGATTCACTTGTTGTCAGTGGACAAGCAGGACTAGGTAAAAGCCATGTTGCCTATGCAACGGCAAAAGCGCTGCGTAGTCAATATTATAAAGTGCTCTATATCGAAACACCAAAACTATTAAACTACTTTCGTGAAGCTTATAACGATTGGACGAACTACACGCATGATGATTTGTATGCCATGCTCAAAGGTTTGGATTTGTTGATATTAGATGATATCGGCGCTGAATATATCAAAGACAGTCAACATGGAGCGGAGTCTTGGGCTTCTGAAATTTTATATAATGTGCTCGACGATCGACAAGGTAAAAGCAAAATCATTACAACGAACTATACAGAGCGCCAACTAGCACACAAATACGGATTTCATGGCGAGCGCATTACATCACGTATGTATGACGGTGCTAAAACGATACGGCTTGAAGGTCAAGACTTTAGACGAAAGGGTGATGATGATGTGTAACGGAAGTGGTATTAGCAATCAAGAAGTTATGCCAGGGGTTTACGAAGTAACGAAATGCTATTGCGAGCAATGCAAAGGGCTTCGATTACGAGAAGAACCAATCGAGCAAACATTCAAGAAGTGGGATGCATACATCGAACAAGAGCAACGAATGAAAGGGGCTGTTTAAATGCGATACATCGGTCTAGATCCAAGCACGAAAACAGGATTTGTGGTGATGGACGAGCAAGGCGAAGTGCTCGACATGAAAGAAATTAAGCCAAAATCAAAACAGGATCCAGAACGGTTTGGGGAATTAGCTGAATTGGTTGGCATGGAAATTGAGCAAGGTGACAAAGTGATTATCGAAGGCTTTTCTTACGGTTCGAAAGGCGCTGCGGTGTCAACGCAATACGGTATCGGTTGGCTCCTACGGTCAAAGCTCGTTGAGTTAAGCAACCTAGACGTGATTGATCGTTACGTGGAAGTTACGCCAAGTGGACTTAAGAAGTTTGCGACAGGCAAGGGCAACACAAAAAAAGAGGATATGATCTTGCCTATATTCAAGCGCTGGGGCTTTGAACATGACTCGGATAATGTTCGTGATGCGTTTGTGTTGGCGCAGATTGGGCGCTATTTGGACGGACATAAAGAACCGACATCATTTCAGCAAGATGTGTTAAGCAAGCTACAAGCAAATGAGGTAGCGTCATGAAAAAGCTATACGTTCGAGAAGAGAAATGGCGCAATGCTGAAGGGGAGCGATTGGTTGATGTTGAGACATTTTTCAGTCAGCCGAAGCGGTTTGATTATATCTTGTTTATTTAATGAACATGAGACTGATGATGCGAAGGAGGAACTTAAAATGACTAAGTATGAATGTATTAAGGGATTAGTTGTTCCAGAGTTAGAAGACTACGAAGGAATGGAGACAGGTAATGATTTTATAGTTAATGTTGGAACAATATGGCTACAAGAAGATAAAGATTCGCCTATGTTAACTCAAGAAAATGGTAACTGGTTAGACATTGATGAACAAACGCTAGATGAACACTTTATAGAAGTTCCTTTGTACAAAACAGAAGGCTGAGAAAGGGTGGTAGATATGGAATTAGATATTACTGAATTGCAGTATTTAAGAGGGTTAATTATGAATGACAAGATTGTTAATGACTATGAAAACAACCCTAACGTAGGGATTTCACAAGTAAAATCTATGCACACCTTTACAGATGATTTATTAGAGAAACTTGATGAAGAAGAGCCGTCTTAATGGCGTATACCGACCAGGTTGTGCGGTAGTAAAGAGCCACTCTAGGGCTCCTTACTATTAAAAGATGTCACATTAAGTTCCCGTAACTCCGTTGAAATATTTAAGAGTGTACCAAGGATTAAACCAAGAAATGCACCTAAAGGACCGTATAAGAAAAAGCCTAAGATACCACCGACCATTAGTAATAGAAATAGATAGTAAGTCATTTTATCCCTCCAAAGTTATTTTAGCACAGGGGTAGATGTTAAGAAATCAGTACATGGAACTTCGGATATAAAACGAATTAAAGGAGCTATAAGCATGTTAAATCGATCAGTACTAGTTGGACGTCTTACCAAAGATCCAGAATTAAGATATACCAATAATGGCGTGGCGGTCGCCAATTTTACGATAGCTGTAAATCGTCCATTTAAGAACCAAGATGGCGAACAAGAAGCGGATTTTATCAACTGCGTGATATGGCGCAAACCTGCTGAAAATCTAGCAAGCTATATGAGTAAAGGTAGCATGGTTGGTGTTGATGGACGTATTCAGACACGCAGCTACGACAATCAAGAAGGCAAGCGCATCTTCATAACAGAAGTGGTTGCAGAGAGCGTCCAGTTCCTTGAAACAAAGCAAAGTAATCAAAATCAGGGCAATAATAACCCTCAACAACCAAAACAAAGCACACAGAGCCAAAATGAAAGCTCTAAGCAGTCGTTGGAAGAAGCGGGCGAGCCAGTAGATTTACAAGATGATGATTTACCATTTTGAAGGAGTGATAGACATGAGGTTTAACTGGGCATGGTTGATGCTAGGTGCTTATACACTATCGATTATTGGACTAGCGTTAATAGTTTATTTGCTTTTTGTAATCGCAGTATAGGGGGCAGGTGAGAGTGAAAAAATTACCAATAGATATGGACAATCGTCAAATTTCTGTCAATATAGAAGGTGATGAGCCTTTCTGTATTGTATATTCAGACGGAAAGGCCAAAATCACAAAACTACCGACTCACGGTGAAACAAAAGTCATCACTCATCAGGGAAAAGTGAAGCGGGTGAAGTTTGACGAGGGGGAAGAGTTTTGAAGTTTTTAAATAAGTTATTGAGCGTAACTGAGAACACTTCATCATTAATAATTGAAGAATATTATGGAAATGAAGTAGGCGAATTCACAATAGAAGGTGCAGTCACTATTGGATTGTTTGAGGATATGAGAGATAAAATTGAATCGATTATTAAATTAATTGATTCAAAACACTATCCTGGCATTGAAAGCATTAGTAGAGGTGTCGTTGAAATTTATTTTTATATGCACGTTATATTATCAAAGGAACATTCGATTTATTGTAGATCATATTACGTTGATCAAAAACTAAAAGATGTCAAGTTCTTCAACAAACTCTTAGACAAATCTCCTAAAGGTAATAACTTGAGAAATTTATTAAACAAAAATATTAAGGATATTCAAGAGGATAAAAAGAAGTTTGGAGACCCTGCAGAAATTAAAAAAGATTTACTAGAAAATTACTCTGATGTATTTGAAAAAAGAAAAGAGAGGGACAATTGGTATAACTTAGATGGTAGATCTAACAATTTACATGACTTGTGCGTTAATAAACTTGATAAAGAAGCAGAGTATGAACTAATCTACAGGGTATTATCGAGTGAAATCCATGCACAAGGAGTTCTTACTAATTGGGAGTTTAAGAAAAACGAAGCTAAATTAAAAACAAGCTCCAATAACTATGATATGGTGATTAATACTATAGGTCTATTTTTCCTGGAAATAATTAGAAGGATTTATGATTTTTATGGATTTACAAAAGAATTAAAAGATATTAATACTAATCTAAGAATAAATTATAAGTTTTTACAATAGTTCCTACCAGCCAACTGGAGGACACTGATTAAGTAAGTTGCTACAAGCAGCTACTTGATTGGTGTCCTCTTTTTTATTCAAAAGGGGTGAAAGACAGTGCGAAAGATGAAATACACAATCAAGCATAAAGTGAGCAAGCATCGTAGAGAGAAGCGTTCGGGTGTGCTGAATCCAGTGAAGCCGAGTAAGTATTTTAAATATTTAGCGGGTGAGCTTGAAAACGGAAAGAATGAGAGTGAATCTAAGGGGGCTAACAATGAATGAAAATAACCACTATTACACAGTCGAAAAAGTCCTTTATATCATCAAAAATTATCATGCTAATCAGAAGTTGATTAATGAGGTTGTGCAGCAATCCTTTAAAAGTGTAGGTGTTAGCCAGTATGGAATTCAAGCAGTTATGCCAAAAGCGGATGACAATACTGGCACGGTTGAAAAGCAGGCCATTTTAACAGAAAAGGCTATCAAGCGTTACTCAAAGATTAGTACCGACTTAAAATATATTCAAGATCGTTGGTATCGCATTGAAGATGATACTGAAGCCATGATCCTTAGCTTAATATTGAGTGGTTACTCGATGCAGAAGGTAGCTGATATTTTGAACGTTGATCGAACAACCGTTACTAGAAAGCTAGAAAGAATCGCTTATAACCTAATTGAGATTTAGTTATCCACAAGATAGTGCACGAATGTCACGGTATTTGGTGCATGGGGGTCGACATCAGTTAAACTTGAGTTAAGCGATAGTTAAAAAACATATTCGCGACATAACATGCCTGGTTCTCGATGTGCTGATTTTCACTCTCCCTTAATGATGCACACTCGTTGGCTGGGCATTTGTTATATATGAATACGAGGTGACAATATGCCAAAGGCGAATCAGAGTACAACACCTTGGAATCAAGACACCATAGATCGATTATTCGAACTTAAACAATCTGGCGAAGGTTTCTCAGAGATAGCACAAACACTAAGCCAGGAATATAATAGACGGTTCACAGAAGTCTCTGTTAGACGTAAATATCAGCGTATGAATAAACATAGTCAGTCAGCTAGTAAGCCAACCAAGCAAGCGAGTCAGCAGACGAGCAAGCAGCAACAAGAACCTACTGACTATAAAGAGACTGTTGAGATTAATCAAGACGGCACCCAAACAAGTGACAAATTAGTCGAGCTATCCGAGATGGACATGAAGGACGAAGAAGCGGTCCTAAAAGCACATGGCTATGATCCAGTCGAATGGCAAATCAGCAAAGCGACTTCAAGTAAGTGGCATCATCACAATAAGCAGGACGGCACTAAAACATTGTATGCATCTAAAGTGGTTGTTAAGAAGCAGCGTGAGCAATTTGATTTTGATAAGTTAATTGATATTGTAACGCAAACACCGCAAGTCACTGTTAAGCCAAAGTACATAAACCATTATTCGCATTATCTCAACATTCCGCTATTCGACATGCACTTTGGCGTTTCAGATTATGAGCATTACAAATCAACGCAAGCTAAAATATTAAACTTACTTAATCGCCAGTACAAAGAAGTGTTGCTGTTGATTGGCAGTGACTTATTTCATCACAATGATCACCGGAACCGGACGGCAAGCACCAGAGAGATTGAACATGCTGACATGGTGGAAGCGTGGCAAGATGCAATCACATTCTATGACCCTATTATCAAAGAAGCTATTAAGCGATCAGGTAAGGTTACGGCCATGTACATCAAAGGCAATCATGATGAGTCGCTATCCTGGGGCTTTATCAAGTACCTAGAAGCAAAATATCCGCATCTAGAAGTTGATGCTGATTTTAGAGAGCGTAAGGTTCATATGCTCGGTAATAACTTTGTAGGCGCTAATCACGGCGATAAGAAAAAAGAGAAGGATTTAGCTGAGAATTTTGCAACGGAATTCGCTGAGCAATGGGCTAAAGCCAGTAACCGTGATGTATTTGTTGGTCACTTGCATTCAGAGTGGGTATTAGATAAAGGTGGCGTGATGATTAGGCGTTTACCGACACGTAACAAGATAGATCAGTGGCACGATGATCATGGATATACAACAGCTCATAAGCGATTCCAGGTTTATGAATATACTGAGAATGACTTAGAGACGATTTATTATGTTTAATGCAGGATTTCCCTCTTAATTGTCGAATATTGGTAATTAAGAGGGAGGTGATAAAGTGGACAGTCTAGAAAGAGAAGCGAAGAGAGAATGGTTAGATGAATTGAATTCTCAACTTGATGATGAAAAGAAAAAGCAAAAAGAAATGGAAAAACAGCGAGAAAAATTAATCGTTAAGCTAGATACGATTTATAGTCTTACTAGTGGAACTAATGATAAAAAAGCAGCAGAAGAATTTAAAAAGTTCCATAATGTTGAGAAAATCGAATCCGAAAAAGAACGTGCTATTAAAGACGTTGAAGATTCAGAGAGAAAAGAGAGAATTCGTTTTCTAGAGATTACTATCGAACAGCTAGAAAAGGAATTAAATTAAGCTAAGCACCCACTGCGGTGCTTTTTTATTTGGTTAAAACAGGGAGGTAGGTGCTTATGTAATGACGAAACAACCCCATGCAAACTTTTGTGGTTCAAAAACAAGAGGCGGTAATCCTTGCAAAAACAGAGCTATGGCAAATGGTCGTTGTAGAATGCATGGCGGTAAATCAACAGGTGCCCCAAAGAAAAACGATAATGCTAAATCACATGGCTTATTTTCGAAATATCTGCCTCAAGAAACCTTAGAAATTGTACAGGATATGGATGATATAAAACCGATTGACATACTTTGGATGAATATCAAAATGCAGTTTGCTTCGATTATGCGAGCGCAGCAGATCATGTTTGTTGAAGATAAAGACGATATGAGCAAGGAAGTTAAGAAGAAAGAGTCTGTTGCCGGAGAAAGTATGGATGTCGAAAAAGAAGAATATGAAATTCAATTCGCTTGGGATAAACAGGCGAATTTTTTAAATTCTCAAAGTCGAGCAATGGGTGAGCTTAGAAGTATGTTAAAACAATTCTATGATTTAGCAGACTATGACGATCAGCGACGGTTAGAAGCTGAGAAGATGACCGCTACGATTGAGAAGACGAAGAAGGAAACAGAATTCATTGACGAGCGCAAGAAACTCATCCAGGGCGAGAAGAAAGATACAAGCCTATTAAATGAACTGATAAACGTGGTGAAAGACGATGAGCAAGACGATTAAGCTGTCACCTAAACAAAAGCAAACGGTTAGATATCCATTTGATCATACATTAGAGGTCCATGAGGGAACGCCTAGATCGGGAAAAACGACAGGCGTTCATTTTCGTTTAGGTTACTATTATTCCCTATCACGAGATGAAAATCATTTAGTCACAGCTTACAACCAGGAACAAGCATTCCGACTATTTATTGATGGTGATGGAACCGGCTTAATGCACATCTTTGGTCACCTAGCCAAAATCAAGCATGATGAGCATGGCGATCACTTAGAAGTGCATACACCAAATGGCGTGAAGCGGATTTATTATAAAGGTGGCGCTAAAGCGAATAGCGTTGGCGCAATTACAGGTATGTCGCTAGGCTCTGTAGCTTTTGGTGAGATAAATCTCTTAAATATGGGCTTTATTCAAGAATGTTTTCGACGAACTATGGCAGCGCATGATCGATTTCATATAGCTGACTTAAACCCGCCGGCTCCACATGACCCTGTTATTGGTGAAGTATTCGAGGTTCAAACAACGCGGTGGAATCATTGGACGATTCACGATAACCCGATTATAAGCGAAGCTCGTAAAAAAGAGATCTATGAAACGCTCAAAAAGAACCCGTACTTGTTAGATCGTGACTGGTTCGGTAAGCGTGTGATGCCTCAGGGTGTTATTTATAGCATGTTCAACATGGAAGAGCATACCGAAAATACGCTCTTAGGTAAGCCTTATGAGATGTTTTTCGAAGCTGATGGTGGGCAGTCAGATGCGACGAGCGTTAGTTGTAATATCGTTACGCGCTACAATGACAAGTTCCGATTAAACCGCGTTGCTCATTATTATCATAGTGGCTCTGATACAGGACAGACAAAGGCCATGAGCACTTATGCAAAAGAAATTAAGGAGTTTATTAAGTGGTGCACAGATAAGTATCAGATGCGCTTTACAGAGCTATTCGTTGACCCTGCTTGTAAGTCGTTAAGAGAAGAACTACATCTTGTAGGCTTAGACACATCACGATCTGATAACAATGCGACAGATGCTAAGAAGCAAGGCGGTGGCATTGAGGTCGGTATTGAACGCGCGCAAAACGCTATTACAAACGGTCAATTCTGCTTAGTTGAGAATGACGAATACGGCCATTATAACTTTGTGAAAGAAATCGGCATGTACGTTCGTGATGACAACGGCAATCCCGTCGATGAATATAACCACGCTATGGACGAATTCAGATATAGCATTAACCATTTTTACAAGGACTACGTGATCTAGGTGGTGACAATAGATGATCAAGAACTTTATCCAGAAGGTGAAAGAGGTGATGTATAAGTTGGGCATTTTAAAAGGTGTTAAAGAGATAGCGCAGCATAAACAAATAGACATAGATGAGCAGTTCTATAATCAAATTGATTTTTGGGACGCGCTTTATAAAGGCTATCATGCTGACGATTTTCATAATTTGAAATATCATACAATCGAAAAAGGCGAGCAAACAAGGCGCATGTTGACACTAAACATTCCGAAAACCGTTTCTCAAGAAATGGCTTCGCTCGTGTTTAATGAGAAAGTCGATATCAATATCAGTGATAACGAGTTTTCTAAAGTCATTGAAGACATCAAAAAGAACAACAAATTCAACAAGAACTTTCAAGACTATTTAGAGTACAGCTTTGCTTTGGGTGGCGTAGTCATCAAGCCTTATGTTGCCAACGATCAGATTAAGCTTACCTTTGTTGATGCTAAATCATTCATCCCTCTTTCCTGGAATAATCGCGGGGTCTTTGAAGCGGTATTTCCAAATCAATTTAAGAAGGGTAAGTATTGGTACACACACTTAGAATGGCATACATGGGAAGGCAATTTATATGTGATACAAAACACGCTACATCGTTCAGATAATCGAGCTGAATTAGGTATTACAGTTAATCTTGATGAAGTGTTTGAAGGATTAGAGCCTGAGATACGCTTCAGTCGCTTTGACCATCAAGCCATGTTTGTTCACATTAAGCCGAATGTGGCGAATAACTTTGATATGCACAGTCCATTAGGGATTAGCTTATATGCCAATGCCCTCGATACGATCAATCAAATTGATACGATGTTCGATAGTTTCAATCGTGAATTTAGGCTCGGTAAAAAGCGTATTGCTGTGCCGTCTGAAATGATTAAGTCTGTCATTGATCCAAACACGGGTGAGATGCATCGATATTTTGATGCGAACGACGAGTCTTATGAAGCCTTTAAATTTGGTGACAATAGCGATAGTAAGATTGAAGATTTAACGGTTGAATTAAGAGTTGAAGAACATATCAGCGCGATCAACAGCATGCTTAATCTATTAGCTATGCAAACAGGCTTTAGTTCAGGCACATTTAGCTTTGATGGCGAGAGCATGAAAACAGCGACAGAGGTTGTCAGCGAGCAATCTAAGACATTCAAGTCTAAGAAGTCACATGAGACGGTAATTGAATCAGCATTACAAGAGCTTATTGATATCATTGCTTACTTAGGTCGAACGTTTCGCTTGTTTACAGTGCCTAATCAATTTGAGACGAGCGTCGCGTTTGATGATTCAGTCGCTGAAGATAAGACAGCTGAAATTACAAGGTTATCGCAAGAGCTACAAAACAAGTTGATTCCTAAAAAGCGTGCGATTATGCGTTATTATGGATTAACTGAAGAGGAAGCGCAGGAATGGTTAAATGAGATTAACCAGGAAAACGCAACGGCAACCAATGAAAGCTTAGATTTCTTTGGCGGAAGTGGTGAATAGCCATGGATCGTGAAGAGCTCGAACAATTTGCGAGAAGAGTCGTTGAAGTTTACTTAGATATGGAAGACGATATGCTCAAAAACATTGGCAAGCGCTTAGCTAAAGGTCAAGACACGATAGAGGACATTGAAAAAAGCGGAGACTTAGAACGTATACGAGCTTGGCAGAGGCAACAGGAAGAAGAAGCGCAAGGGTTAAGTGACGTTAACATTCGCACAATCTCTCAATACTCTGAGAAGGCAGCTAAAAGAGTTCAAGAAATCATTCGAGAAGCGGGTTTTAAAGGTGTTGATGAAATAGAAAATGACTTGATTGACGCTTATGAACGAGGTGCTCTTGATAATAAACCAGGTTCACCAAAAGAAAGCTCAACACTTTTGCAAATTGCTGAAAACATCGTTGGAAACGCTAAAGATAAATTAAATTTAGTTAATACAACCATGTTAAATCAAGCTGATCAAGCTTATTTAGATATAATTAATCGAACAACATCCAATGTACTAGCCGGAACACAGACACCAAAGACGGCTTTAAGGCAAGTGGTTTCGGACTGGTCGAGTCGAGGTGTTCCTGCACTTGTCGATAAAGCCGGAAAGCACTGGAGCACAGAAGCTTATGTCGGCATGATTAATCGAACGATGAGCAATGATGTGGCTAACAATATGCAAGACGCTCGAATGGATGAATACGGAGTAGATTTAATTGAAATATCCCAACACATGGGAGCAAGACCGCTTTGTGCGGATTATCAAGGGCGCATATTTAGTCGAAGCGGTAATCATGATCAGTATCCTGCCCTATCAAGTACAAGTTACGGTAAAGCGGCGGGTTTGTTTGGCGTTAATTGTGGCCATGTCAAATACCCTTACTTTGAAGGCATGAGCAAACGAAGTCAGAACACAATTGATAAAGATAAGAACAAAGAAGCTTATGAGAATCGACAAAAGCAACGCTATTTAGAGCGTCAGATCCGTCATGCTAAACGAGAACAGTCGATGTTAATGGAGATTGGTGATGGTCAAGGCGTTCACTTTGCAGAGGAAAAAGTAAGAGAACGTCAGAAAGCAATGCGAGACTTCATGGATAAAACAGGTCGAACACGTCGTTATGGTCGTGAACAGCTAACTTAAGGGGGGTGATGCTTTGTCTAAAAGCAAGAAAATCGAAGAACTAGAAAAGCGTGTGAGTGATTTAGAGCATGCTATGCATCAAATCATGATGGACAAGCAGAAAGAAAAGCAAGACAAACCACAATATTTTGGTTAGTTAGGAGGTGATCTGCTATCTACGTTGGTCCCGGTTATTGGACTGGTCTTTAAGCATAGACGGTAAACAAGCTTATTTTTTATGCCCTTTTTAAAGGCTTGGGGTCAAACTAAGCGGAACCTTCAGCGTGAGGTGTGACACGCTAAAAAACATAAACAAGGAGTCGATTATAAATGCCAGATTTAAAAGAGTTACTAGGTGAAGAGCTTTACAATCAAGTCGTTGAAAAGGCTGGAGACGAGAAAGTCGCTGTTGTTAGTGATGGTTCTTATATCCCGAAAGAGAAGTTTAATGAGAAATTACAGGAAGCTAAGGACTACAAACAACAGATTGAAGAACGTGACAATCAACTTGAAGAATTGAGCAAAAAAGCTCAAGGCAATGAAGAGTTAACAAAGCAACTGGAAGATTTAAAACAACAGAATCAACAAACGAAAGATGAGTACGAGCAACAATTGCAACAACAAGCGTTTGATCACGCGCTTGATAAGACATTAACGTCTGAAAATGTTCGTAATCCGAAAGCTGTTAAAGCCTTATTGGATATGGACACGATCAAGTTAGAAGAGGACAACTTGAAAGGTTTAGATGAGCAGCTTAATTCGTTGAAAGAGAATGAGCCTTATCTATTTGAAAGTGACGATGGTGGGGATGGTAATCCGAACTATTCAACAGGTGATCACCAAAACCCACAAGGAGGCTCAGATAGCTTCTTGAGTGCTCTGCAAGGTGGAGCGCAGGAATAACAAAATTTAAGGAGATGATTCGCAATGCCAAACGCAATTAATTTAGTAGAAAAGTACGGTCAAGAACTAGACCAAGTCGTTAAGCAAGCAACATTAACAAACGTTTTAGAAACACCTAATGTTAACTGGATGGGAGCTCAAACGTTTCATGTGCCAACTGTAGGCGTTACAGGTTATCAAGACCATAGTCGTAACGGTGGATGGAACCGTGGTGAAGTTGAAACAACTAACGAACCATACACACTTTCATTCGATCGTGATGTTGAGTTCTTCGTAGATCGCATGGATGTAGACGAGTCTAATCAAAATGCAAGCGCAGGTAATATCACGCGCACATTCTTAAATGAGAAAGCAGGTCCTGAAGTTGACGCTTACCGTTTCTCTAAGATGGCAACAAGAGCACTTTCTGACGGTAATAATACAGTGGAATCAGTGAGCGGTGTTGACGTTTACGATCGTTTGAAGTCAGACATCCTTAAAGTTCGCAAATATGGACCTAGCAATTTAGTGGCCTATCTATCAAGTTCAGCAATGGATCAATTAGAGCGCTCTGATAAGTTCACTCGTAATATCCAAGTGCAAAATGGTGGCACGGCTATCGAAACACGTATTACTTCTTTAGATGGTGTTCAACTAGTGGAAGTTTGGGACGCAGAACGTTTCAATACTCAGCACGATTTCACAACAGGCTTTGCAGCTACTGGTCAAAACATTAACTGGATTATTGTTAACCGTGGCTCTATTGTGGCTAAAACGAAGATTAATTCTATCTATCTATTTGAGCCAGGCGCGCACACGCAAGGTGACGGTTACTTATACCAAAACCGCATGTACCATGATCTATTTGTCATGAAAAACAAAGCGGACGGTATTGTATTATCTGCAGAATCGGCAGCCTAAATTGATTAAGGAGTGATAGACGATGAAAAAACTTATAAAAGAAAACGCGGTCATTCAAACGAATGACCCGTTAAAAGAAAAAGAACTAAAATTACGTGGCTTTAATGAAGTTGATGAAAACGGAGAAGTCATTCAAGAAGAGCCTGAGGAAGTTTCTCAGGCAGAATTTGATAAATTGCAGGATGCTTATCAAAAACTTAGTGAGGAAAAAGACGATGCTGCTCAGAAAGCTCAAGATCTGAATGAAGAGCTTGGCGAAGTAAAAGAAGAGAACGAGCAACTTAAGCAAGACTTAGAAAAAGCACAAAAAGACCTCGACAAAGCTAAAAAGGAAAGTAAGAAAGAGGGCAAATAAGCCTTCTTTCTTTTTTATTATGAAAGGGGTGTAAGGCATGCCCTATATTGATAAGCCTTATTATGATGAGGATTATCTAGGTTTAGAGATAGACGACGAACAAACATTCAACCGTTATGTGAAGCGGGCTAGTGACATGATTGATCAAGTGACAAACTTCAAGATTAATAGAGCGGGTTTTGATAAATTACCTGATTTTATTCAAGGACAAGTGAAAAAGGCAATCGCTGCTCAAGTAGAATTCTATCAAATCAATGATGGTCCGGAATCTTTAGATGCAGGAGAGGACTTTTCTAACTATCAGATTGGTAATTTCAGTTTCAGTAAGGGTGGAAGATCTGAAAGCAAACAAGCTGAACGTGTAAGTCCAGCTGCGATTGATTATTTAAGAACTACAGGGCTTTTGCATAGTGGGTTAGGTGTGGTTGAACATGTCTATTATTAAGCCGATTCCGAAAAGGTTGTTAATGGATTCAATTCAGTATCAATCTAAAAACAGTAATGATGGCTGGGACGATTCTTATAGTGATAAACAAACAATCAACAACGTTCGAATTGAACCCGTTAGCTCCATGAAGAGAAGCGGAGACAGTGAAGGACGACAAGCGAATGATGTTGTTTATATTGATTATAAGAACTCATCTTATTTCCCAATCGATGCTAAACCAGGCGACTTAGTAAACGAGCGAGAAGTGACTAAAGTGAATGTATTAAAAGCATTCAAAGAGACACCCCATCACCTGGAACTGGAAGTGATTTAGATGTTTAAGGTTAGTATTGATCTTAAAAATACAAAAGAAAAGCTACCTAAATCGCTAGGAAAAGCTCAAGTCGTGCTAGATAATCAAGTTTTAAAGGATAGTAATAACTATGTGCCAATGGATACAAAAAACTTAAGGGACAGTGGCATTAGAGAAACTGATCTAGGGACCGGTCAAGTCAACTGGGAAACGCCTTATGCCAAAAAATTGTATTACAACCCACAATATGATTTTAGCAAGGATGACAATCCCAATGCGCAAGGCTTATGGTATGAAGCGGCTAAAGCCAACCATAAAAAAGATTGGATAGACGTAGCACAAAAAGCATTCAGAAGTTTATTTTAGGAGGTGTGATATTGGATTTTTTAAATCAAGTTAAAGCGCATATGGAATCGTTATCGTTCACACCTTCTATTATTCAGATAGGGCTATATATAGAAGATGGTGACAGCGTAGCCATCAGGCCTAGCCCTAATACAATTGATGATCGCTATATGGATGAAGGTAAAATCTATCCATTTAGCTTTCAAGTATTAGTTCATCATCAAAGAAATGCTGAAGCATACAGCATGATTGAGAAGTTATTAAGTGAATACGATAATCTATCAAACGGAGCGGTTACGTCTAGTGATGGCTCTTTTAATTTGGTCTCAATTCAGTGCACTAACACACCGAACTTTGTTCAAAAGACGAGTTTTGGCGTTTTGTGGACGTGCCAATTTGAGGCTGAATTGCACATTAAAGGAGGGAATTAAATGAGTTTTCTACTGCAGTATGAAAATAAATTAGAGATCGATACGTCGCCAGATAGCACAGAGAGCTTTAAAACCCTTGCAAAAGGGATCAATACAATGGAAGCGGATCCGAACGAAGAACAATCACAGGATCGTTATTTTGACGGTGACGGTTTTGCTGAAACGGATGTTATCGGAGCTCAATTAATACTAAGTGTAGAAGGGCATCGTTATTATGGTGACCCTGCCCAAGATTTTATCTTCGCAAAGCAAGTTGAAGTTGGTCCTGCACGTCGAACGAATTTCCGATTAACGTTACCTGATGGGGCAACGTTCGAAGGACCTTGTACAATCGCTAATATTGTTGGACCGGGTGGCGCAGCAGGTGAAAAAGGCGCTATTTCATTTGAAATTCACTTCAACAAAAAACCTGAATACACACCTGGACCCTAAGGCGCCCGTCAACCTAACTTCTAGCAATGTCATGTCAACGTCTGTTGATTTAAGCTGGGACGAAGTTAGCCAAGCTGACGGATATTACGTGTATCAAGATGGTGTTCAAATTGATGATGTTTCAACTGAAACCTTAACGGTTGAAAATCTTGACCCAGAAACAGAATACGAGTTTTATGTGACGTCTTATCGTGACACTTATGAATCTAAGAAGAGCGACTTGATTACAGTTACAACGACTGCATAGAGGACGGTTTATAGCCGTCCTTTTTTATTTAAGGAGGAAGACAATGGCGCAACTTAATTTTAATTTTGAACAGCCGTTTGATGAGATCGATATCAATGGCCATATCTATAAGCTTTATTACGACGACGAGAGCTTAAAACGTTATCAAAAGCTTGCAACAGATTATCAACAAGACGCAGAAAAATATGCTCAAAAACAAAATGATCTTGGAAACATGTCTGAAAAAGAAATTGAAAAACTTGAGCAAGAAGGCGTTGAATTTCTGAAGCGATTTACAGATGGCTTTTTCGGTGAAGGAGCGTTTGAACCTATATACGAGGCGAGTGGGCGTTCAACGCTCAACTTTATGCCACTCATTGAATACACGCTTGACTGGCTAAATAACAAGATGCCAGATACCGATCAAGCGAAAAAAGATTATTACTTGAAGAAGTGATGTTATGAGACTGACAGAGCGATTTCAAGATGTGCTTTGGATTGACGCCAATGAGTATCAATTAGACTTATCGTTTGATAATATCTTGCGAATTCATGAATTAAAAGATGATTTAGAAATTGATGATAAAACGCGCATTGAATTGATGTTTCAAATGCTAGTGGGTTCTGATCTTGACTTAACCTTAGAACAAAAGGTTGAAACGATTGAATATATATTTTCAGAATTTGTTACGAAAGAAAAAGTGCAGGAAAAAGCTGATACGGAAGACTCAAGTGAAGAGACTGAACAAAACAAGCCTAAAAGCTACGATTTGAACAAGGATGCGGATTACATATTCGCGTCTTTTTTTATGGATTATGGGATTGATCTTATTGAAAAACAAGGCGCTTTGCATTGGCGTAAGTTTATTGCTTTATTGAATGGGCTGAGTGAGAAAACGCCTTTCATGCAGGTCATCAAGATTAGAACGATGGAAGTTCCTAAAGCCAATAAGCATAACCAAGAAGAGCGCAAACGTATTAAGAAACTAAAACGCATTTATGCGCTTGAGCGTGATGAAGAAGACGGAAACCAGGTCTTTGACGACATGGTGAATGCTTTCGGTGGAAGGCCTGAAGGTGGTGAGTAAATGGCAGACGGTAGAATTACGATAGATACAGAGATTGATCAAAAAGGCGCCGAAAAAGGCACGCAAGCCCTGCAAAAAAAGCTAGATGGAACCGCACAGAAAGCAAAAACTGTTGGCGGTAACATGACAAAATATTTAACTGCGCCGATATTAGCATTTGGTGCAGTTGGCATGAATTCAGCTAAAGAATTTAGTGGTGCTCAGCGTACTATACAAAATGAACTAGGGCTCTCGCAAGACGAGGCAGAAAAGCTTACGGATGTTGCTAATGACATTTATAAAAAAGGATTTGGAGAAAGTCTAGACCAAACTGCGGGAGCTCTAGCTGATGTTAAGAAGCAACTAGGTGACTTGGCAACAGACGAGAACATAGAGAAACTTACAACTGATTCCTTAGCCTTATCAGAAATTATGGATGCTGAAGTTAACGAGATTTCGCGCACGGGCGCAACACTTATGAAGGAGTTCGGAGACAGTGGCAAAGAAGCCATGGACTTGATCGCATGGGGTTCACAAAACGGACTAGATTTTTCGGATGAGTTACTCGATAATATCGCAGAATATGGACCATTATTTAGTGATATGGGCTATAGTTCTGAAGAATACTTTAACCTTTTAAAGAAGGGTGCAGATGAAGGTTCATACAACCTTGATTACTTAAATGATGTTATGAAGGAATTCGATGTGAAACTATCCGATGGTACAGCAGCTGAAGCAATCGGCACCATGTCTCAATCTACTCAAGATATGTTTAAGAAGTGGAAAGATGGTGAAGCTACAACGTCCGATGTCATGGATGCCGTAACAGATGAAATGTCAACCATGGATAAAAGAGCTGCAGAAGCTATCGGGCCTGAGATATTCGGAACTAAATTTGAAGATCTAGGCGTGGATGCAGTGCTTGCTATGGGAAATGTTGATGATGAAATCAAAAACTTAGACGGAACGATGGGCGACATCACAAAAACGCAAGAAGAATCTTTTGGACAAAGATTCAGATCTTTGCTGAGAAAAAGCGGTGATGCTTTAAGACCACTAGGTAACATTTTGCTTGACTTAGCAGAAAATGCATTACCTCCTCTGATAAATGCTGTAACCGAAGTAGCTAAATGGTTTGATAACTTATCGCCAGTCACTCAAAAAATTGTTGTCGTTATAGGCGCACTTTTGGCTGCGATTGGTCCATTATTGGTCATTCTTGGCATGGTAGCTGGAGCTATTACAGCTATTACAGCCCCTTTTCTTCTATGGACAGTTCTTATAGGGGTGGTTATAGCGTTCGTAGTAACGTTAGCAATCACAATTACGAAGAATTGGGACAAGATTAAAGAGCGTACTGTGATTGTTTGGAATGTTATAAAATCATTCTTTTCATCGCTATGGGACGGTATTAAAAACAAATTTACAACAACAATCAATGCGATAAAAACTGCCGTTTCTACAGCTTGGAATTGGATTAAGAGCATAACGGCTTCCGTCTGGAACGGTATAAAAAGCTTTTTCTCATCTTTCTGGGCAGGCGTTAAAGGTGTCTTCAAGTGGTATATTGATACGCTTAAAAACAACGTCTCAACAGTATGGAACTGGATAAAGAAAACGACACAATCCGTCTGGAATGGGATTAAAAATTTCTTCTCATCATTTTGGGGAGGCATTAAAAATATATTCATGACGGTTATTCAATATTTGCGAGACCGTATCAGCAATGCTTGGCAGTGGATTAAAGGCATAACGTCATCTGTCTGGAATGGCATTAAGAGCACTTTATCAGGTATATGGAATGGCATTAAAGATACAGTTAGCAGTGTTTTTAATGGTGTGAAGGATACGGTTTTGGATGTATGGAACACGATTAAATCAACTACTGATGACGTTTGGGATGGCATTGTTGAATCCATCAAAGGCGCTATTAATGGTGTGATTGGTGCCATAAATGGCATGTTGAACAGCATTAGTGATATAAGTATTAGTCTACCCAACGTACCCGATTGGGTTCCTGGTGACATGGGCGGAGGATCCATAAGCTTTCCGAATCTGCCTAATATACCTAAGCTTGATGTTGGTACAAACTTCGTTGCCCAAGATGGACTAGCTATGCTGCACCAAGGCGAGGCTGTAGTTCCTAAAGAATACAATCCTGCTGCGGATGGTGAAAATGAGAAAAAACAACCCGTTCAAATAAACTTAACGCTTGGATCAACAAGCTTCAAACAATTCGTAGAAGATATAACAGAAGTTCAAGACCGAGAAGAGAGAACGTTAGAAGCGTTTAGGGGGTGATGCAGTGCAATTTAATGGAATCGATTTAACCCCATATTTAAAAATCAAAAGTATAACAGGGCGTGGCATGACGTCATATGAAATATCATCGCTATCAGTGCGAGGCATGGATGGAGCGCATTATGAACGCAAAAAACGTCCTCCACGGCCATTGAATATTGAAGCGGATATCATAACGAACAACCGAGAAGAGTTGCGAGATAAAATCAATGAATTGAATGAAATTCTATCTGTTAACGAACCTGTTCCAGTTGTTTTTCTGGATGAACCTGATATCACTTATTATGGTGTACCTGAATCAAGTTCGGAAGACGACGAATTGTTCTTTAAGCATTCTGGCACTTTAACCATTATATGCTATGACCCTGACAAATACGGACCTGTAAAAGAGAAAGGTCTAACTGAACAAGGAACGATCATCAATGTAGAAGGCACGCAAGCAACTAAACCTACATTTGAATTTGATGTATTAGCCCCAATCACATTTGCAATGGTATCAAATGGTGATGAATACATGATGATTGGCCGACCTATAGACGTTGACAATATTGCGAAAGAACCTTATCCAGAAGTTGATCGATGGTTTATGGATACATTAACAGGTTGGTCGCATATGACAGAAGGGAAGTTTTTGAATGATGAGGTAACAGGTGGAACGGTTAGCGGAAGCCAAATAAGCGTTGATGAAGGGGCCTTTATAGCTGATGGCTATGGATCTAGTCAATCAGGTTGGTATGGTCCTGCCGTTAAAACATCACTATCAGAGCCTGTTCAAGATTTTTCAATTACGTTAGGTGTTGCAGCTTATAACAATGGTTCTCCTGGTAAAGTGATGGCCATCTTTTTAGATGACCAAGGCGACATCGTGTGTTCGTTAGGCCTTATCAACGCTCGTGCCAATTCTAAAAACGTGCGTGTGTTAGCACGTATGAATGATGGTCAAAATGTGGCACGTCATCGTGTGATGGATTATCAAGGCGATACTGGAACAGAATCGCAAGTCTTTAACGATAGCCCTTTGAACATTCGTTTGAGACGAGAAGGCAACACATTCAGTGCTAAAACGTGGCAAGTGCGTGATGGCAGGCAACATGCGCGACACACGTCAGATATTGTAGATGATAATAGTGATTTCCAACGACCAATCGAACAGGTCGTTTTATTTTTTGCTAAATACGAAAATCACGACGTTTTTCCGATGCGAATCCTAGGCTTGCGTGTGCATGAATCAACCGTTTTAGCTGATGACGAAACACCATACATCGCACAAGAAGGCGATCAAATCTTATTCGATCATGACGAAGAAGCGATTTATATCAATGGTGAAGATGCAACTGATTTGAAAAACTTTGGCGCTTCTTATTTTGAATTGCCACTAGGTGAGAATGAGTTGGCAACGTTGCCTGATGACTTAGATGGCATAGTTAAGTATAGACCAACCTATAAGTAAGGGGGTGATAATATGTCACAAATTCATATCTTAGACCAGGAAAATGACCAGATTTTAGATGTGATAACCAAACAACACATTATAGAAGACGTGCATAAGCAGTCTTTAAAAGATAAGCTTGAAACGTTTGATTTTACCACGTTTGCGAACAAACGATTTAGCCAGTATTTAGAAAAGCGTAATCGGCTGATTATACCTGGTGAAGACGGTGAATATCGAGAATTTATTATGCATGAAGTGATTAAAGATATTAATCGACAATCTGAAGTTTATGCGAAAGCTAGTTATTTAGAGCTCAAGAAGCAATCGATTATTTATCCACAAACGTTCAATGCTCAGTCAGCCACACAGATGGTTGGGCATGCTACCGATGGAACCGAATGGCAACCAGGCTTAATTGAAATCACAAACATTCGCACCTTCAACGTTGAAAACCATCGTAATCCGTTCGCATTCTTGAAAACGATTGCCAACGAATTTGACGCTGAATTAAGGTTTCGTATTGTAACTGATGGGAATCGTGTCGTAGCGCGTTATGTTGATTTGTTAAAACGTCGCGGGCAATGGCAGGGCAGAGAAGTCACTTCAGGCAAAGATTTAGCAAGCATTAAACGTACAGAACGTACTGATAATGTTTACACAGCTTTAGTTGGTATTGGGCCTGAAAGAGAAGACGGCAATCGTTTAGAAGTGTTGGTTGAAGATCAGGACGCGCTTAAACGATGGGGAAGACGTGACAAAAACGGGAACCTGCAACACTTAATTGGCACGTATGAACCTCAATCGACACGCCAAGACATGACAGGAAGTGAATTAGAACAATACACACGCACTGAACTTAACAAGCGCATTAATGCCGTTGTTGAATTTGAGGCTGACATTGTCGATTTAGAGCATGTGCCAGGATTGGAAAACAAGCGTTTTCGATTTGGCGATACGATTAAAATTAAAGACACTGGATTTGAACCGCCCCTCTATTTAGAAGCGCGGATATTTGAACAAGAACGATCGATCGTAGACAAATCAGCTAAAAAAGTGAAGCTTGGTGACTTTACAGAGTTAACGGAAGAAGAAGTACAAAACGTTTGGAAGCAACTGCAATCTGAAATTGCTAAAAAAATTAATGCCGCTGAAACGTATGATAAAACGACGATTGATAGTAAAGACCAAACGGTTTTTGAAGATGGCAAGACGTTTGCAGAAGTGCAAGCTAGTAACGCATTAGAAGATGCTAAAGCTGACGCAAAACAAAAGGCCAATGAAGCGCAAACAGCAGCAGAAGAGTATGCACTTGCAAAAGCTAATTTGGCTGAGACAGAGGCTGAAGCTTATGCAGACGGGATTGTATCAGACGAAGAACAAGCGCGTATCAATCAAGCCGAAGCTAACTTGCAAGAAGCCAAACAACACGCTGAAACAAAAGCAAGTGAAGCACAATCAGCAGCTGAAGCATATACGGACACTCAATTAACAAATTACGTTCAAGCGACGCAATACGATAGTGATATATCGGATATACAAGCACAGATCGACAATCAGATTACGTCGCACTTTAAAAATTATGCACCAACATTGAATAACGAGCCTGCTAGTCTATGGACAACGGATAACAAAAAAGACAAACACGTAGGCGACTTGTTCTACGATACTGACACAGGGTACTCCTACCGTTTTGCTAAAAACAACGGAACGTATGAATGGATTCAAGTTCGTGATGAAGGGATTAACAAAGCCTTACAAGACGCTAGTGAAGCACAAGACACAGCAGACAGTAAACGCAGAGTGTTCGTTAGTCAACCAAACACGCCGTACGATAAAGGTGATTTGTGGGATAAAAATGGTTCTATTTATCGTTCTACCTTAGATAAGTCTAGTAGCGGTTCGTTTAGTTCAGCTGATTGGGTATTGATTGGTGATGTTACAGGCGAACATACGTCGCAAGACACAGAGAATGTAAATGGTCGTCCATCTAGCGATATTGAAGATAAACAAGGGGCGCAGAATAAAGCTGATAACGCCGAACAAAACGCAAAAGACCACGCCGACACCGTAAGCGACCAAGCCTTAACAGACGCTCAAAACTACGCCGTCGCACAAACGGCATACGACACGAAAATGGACGAAATTGCAAACGACCTAAGCGCTAAAGCAGGCGTTGAATACGTTGACGGTCAGTTGCAGCTAAAACAAGGCGAGATTCCACAGCAAGATACCGAGCCGAGCAACCCAAATACAGGCATGTTATGGCTTGATACGTCACAATCACCAAACGTCATGAAACGCTATGATGGTTCAAGCTGGGTTAAAGCGTCGCCAACCGAGGCAAGCGAAGTCGGTTCTTATACGATCGCAGAAGTTGATAACCGTCTATCAAACAAAGTCAGTGTAACACAATATGATTCAGACATGGATGGCGTTATTAGTGATATTCAAAGCAATAGCACACTAATTGGTCAAAATGAGGACGCTATTGCTTTAAAAGCGGATAGCAGCCGTGTCGACACCTTAGAAGGTACGGTAAGCGATCATTCGTCCGAGTTGAACGTTATGTCTGACGAAATTAGCAGTAAAGTCGAGGCAGATTACGTTGAAGGCGAGATTGATAAGTTACAAGTCGGTGGGCGAAATTTATTGAAAGGTACAAGTTTTACTGATGGGTTAGGTGATACCAACGGTTATAGTATAAACTTAAACATCAGTAATGAGGGTTATGTTAAAAACACTAAATCGGCGACACACGAATATACAAGCTCGAAAGATAATGGGGAGGACAGCTTAAATAAAGGTGTTCGTTACCGTAACTTAGGGCTTGAAACTAATGAGACATATACTTTCAGCTTTTACGGGAAAGGTTGGGAGGAACACAAATCTATTGATTTATACTCTCAAAGTTCTTTCGATGAAAGTATAACAAGGGTAGAGTTAGGGGATTGGACTAAGTATATCTTAGAAATTTCTCCAAACGAAGTAATGGATAACCTGTATATAAGACCTAACGGTAATGATGAATATAGTTATCATTTAGTTTTTAATGCCCCGAAACTAGAAAAAGGCAGTAAAGCGACTGATTGGACACCAGCACCCGAGGACACTCAGTCTCAGATTGACGACCTAGACATTACGGTCGAACAACACTCAACTGACATTACGCAGAACGCTAACTCGATTACATCCAAAGCTGAGCAATCTGAACTCGATACGCTGACTGGGCGCGTTAGTACAGCTGAATCTGAAATCACGCAAAACGCTGATAACATCACGTCTAAAGTTGAACAAACGGAATTTAATACGTTGGAAGGACGAGTTGATAGTGCTGAAAGTACGATTCAGCAACATGCTGATGAAATCGAGTTACGTGTCGAAAAAAATGGTGTAATAGGTTCTATTAATCTTTCAGAAGAGAATTTGAAAATTGACGTTGAACAAGTTGCCATACAAGGTGACTTAGAAGTAAGTGAAGGCAATCTTGTTTTGAAAGATGGTTCGGTTACTGCACCTAAAATTTCATCCAGAGAAATAACATCTGAAAAATTACTGCTTGGTAATTTCGATAACATGTTAGAAAATCCTAACTTCTTGAATAACATAAGCCCACACGATTTACAGAGAGGTTCATGGACGTTGGATAATAACAAAAGCCACACAGGGAAAACATCGTTAAAATGTACGGGTGTTGATGCAGGTGATGAGGCTCGTGTTTATTTAGGTGGCGCTGACGCGATTGTTGTCCAAGAAGGCGAACAATATCAGTTTTCAACTCATGTTATCAAAACAGGGAACAGCCCACACAGTGACATGGTTATTTCGTTAAGGTTCGCTGATGAAGACCTCAATTTTGTTAGCTTTGAAGGCACGAAATGGTTTTATTCTGATGATTTTAGTCACAATGAATGGACGCAAGTAACAACCACTGGAACTGTTCCTGAAGGCGCTTTTTATGTCCAACCAACCATACGGATCATGGATGATGGCAACAATCCAAGTTATCAAATTGATTCGGTTAAGCTCAAAAGTCTAGTTGATGGGAAGTTAGTAGCAGGCACTATTGAAAGTGTTGATATTAATGGTTCGACGTTTACAGCTCAAAGTGGTGAAGATGGTTATGTGCGCATTAATGACGCAGGTTGGTACGTTGTTGACGGTAACGATGAGATAAGAATCGGTATTAACACGAAAGGTCAGTCATGGTCACAGCCAGCCCCATCTATTCTATGGTTTTTCCCGAACGATAATAGCAGTGAGAATTATATAGGATTGCAGGAATCTGATGGTGCTCCATTAACTATTCATTCAACAAATAAACTTATTTTATCAGCTGCTGAACTTTCAATGAGCCCTATAACAAGCGATTTAGATGTACAAGCGAAATTAACAATTGAACGAAGTGGTTCAAGCTTTAATCTTAAATCAGAAGGTATAGGATCAGGGGCAACCACTTATGTTGACTTTATTGACGCAAACAGTGATAGCTTAGGTTATTTTGGTTATGGTTCAGGCGGTAATACGGTTTTCTATATATCGAATAACATTGGTGATGAGGTTCGCATTGTTGGCGACATGAACGCAACAGGCTCAAAGTCGGCGATTGTGGAAACCGAAAATTACGGTAGTCGTAAGATGTATGCTGTAGAAGCACCAGATGTTCGGTTTATGGATGTTATTGAAGTCACGCTTGATCAAGGCGAACATTGGGTTAACTTAGACCAAATATTTGTTGAAACCATTAACGGCTATTCGGTATTTCCAATCGTTCAAAGTGGTGGTCAAGTTAGTATTTTAGAACGTGAAAATCAACGATTTAAAGTATATGTAGCAGATGATAATACAGAAGTTGCTTGCTGGGTTTACGGCAAGCGAGAGGGCTATGAAGATATTTATTTAGAACAAGTTGAGGAGGTTGCATGATGAGTCAAGACGTCAATAAAATCTTAGATGATTTATCGAATCAATTTGCACAGCAACTAGCAGACCAATCAATCAAAGATAAGCGTGCGATTGCGATTCTTAGAGAAGAAAATGAGCGATTGAAAAGTGAATTAGATAAACTCAAAAACGACGCTGAATAAGCGTTTTTTTATTATGTGCTAGGGGGTAAATGATGAATGAGCAGTACAATAACGAGCAAATCAAGCGAATAGATAAGCGTGTTGAAAAGATTGAAAGTCGTGTAACAAATGTTGAAACACGTATTTCAGTGGCAGAAAGCAATATCAAAGATATGAAGGACGATATCACATCAATTAAAGATAATACAACGTGGATCCTGCGCCTAATTATAGGCGCTATTTTAATGGCTTTATTGAGCTTAATCATTGTACAGGGAGGCTAAAAATGAGTAATGAAGAGTTAGAATTGAAATTGTTAGAACTTGAAGCAAAAATAAGTCAAATTGTAGCTGAGTTAGAAGAGCTAAAAACGACCAGTCGCTAACGGCGGTCAGTAACTGGTCGTGTAAATAATTATTCAAATTTCAAATAATGTTCATTATGCTCGTAAACTTTATAGCCTTGTTTTTCAGCTTCGGCTATGATTTCGTCTTTCGAAATTGAATACTGACGCAAGTCAATTTTAGCTGGTCCTGCTTTAGGTTTATTGAAGTGGGCCTGAAGCAAGTTGTTTAGGTTTTCCCAAGAATATAAAGGACCATTATATTCTAGCTTTGGATCAAGATTACCCATAATTAACACCTCCCTTCTAACACGCACATTCGACAAGAAGGGAGAAAATTCCTACTAAATATAAGGAGTGATTTGAATGCAAGATTTGCGCGGAAAAACAATGGGCGGTCACAGCAAACGCTCATTAAATCAAGTCAATTTTATTGTGCGTCACCATTCAGCTACTGAAGAAGGTGACGTTTTTAAGTTCGAAGATTATTGGAAGTCAAAAGGCTGGAGCACAGGAGGCTACCACGAAGTCATTTTAAGAGACGGCGATTTTCAACTCAACTATGACGAGAATGTTATTACGAACGGTGTGGGTGGCCATAACACTGAATCGTATCACATTTGTTTAGTTGGTAACGGTGACTTTACTGAAGCGCAAGAGAAAACATTTAAAGAGCGTGCTAAGAAAGCGATGAATGCGTTTATTTTAAGTGTTGACGATGTTATTGGTCACAATGAATTTGCGAGTGCTAATACATCTTGCCCAGGTATCAATATGGACAATGTTCGTGCTCGGCTCAAAGGTTCTTCTAATCAATCGTCTGATAGTGATTTATTGCAAAAAGGCGACAAAGGAAGCAAAGTTGAAAAATTGCAAAACGATTTGCTAGATGCAGGAGAAGAACTACCGCAATATGGAGCGGATGGCCATTTTGGCGACGAAACAGAAAAAGCTGTTAAGAGCCTGCAGAGAAAAGCAGGTATTACGATTGATGGCATTGTTGGGCCAAATACTAGAGAAGCCCTGAATAATCAACCATCTAGCAACCACGATTTGCCTAATGGCATTTATCGTGAGGGTAATCGAAGTGGCGCGATCAAAAAAATCCAAGAAGCATTAAACGCTGCTAACTTTAAAGTTGGTGCGGTTGATGGCATTTATGGGCCAAAAACGAAAGATGCTGTCGAACGTTTTCAAAAAGTTTATTTACCTTATGAAGTGGATGGGGTTTATGGACCAAATACGAAAGCGAAATTAGAGGAGGTTCTATAATGGAGATTATGGATTATGTAGTTGAGAAAGCGCTGATTTTGATTCCAGTTTTGATGGTATTAGGTAAGATGATTAAGAACATGGAGATCGTACCAAACAAATTCATACCAGGCATCTTACTAGTGATTGGCTTAGGCCTGTCGCTATTTTTATTTGGTTTGAATGTTGATGCTGTGGTGCAAGGTGTCCTGGTTACAGGCGCATCTGTTTATTTCCATCAGGTCATTAAACAAAAAGATAAGCAAGAATAAGTATAAGCCCTGTCATTCGGCGGGGCTATACATATATTAAAAGTAACCCTCATGTTATTATCATTAATCATTTGACTAAACATATACGAAAAAGGGTATAATCAAATATAAGGTAACTGAGAATAACTCAGCGTAACTCAAAAGAACTTATATTAACTAAAAGTCTTTTTAATATTTGAGAAACGTGTTATAGTTCTAATATTGTATAAGCATTTTGTGAGGAGGGTTACAAAATGACAGAGGAAAAAAGAGTTATTTTTAATGATGTAAACGATTTAGTCAATTATCTATTTAATAAATTCGGTGATTTAACTCCATTAAAACTACAAAAAGGTTTGTATTTTCTCTATGCGTATTATGGAGCTATGTATGGTGAAAAAGAAAAAGAAGGAGTAACTGAACAAAACTATAACTACCCATCAAGATTATTTGATAGTGAATTTGAAGCCTGGACTTATGGTCCTGTAGTTAGAGAAGTATATGATAATTATAAAAAAGATGTTTATTACGAAAACAAAATATCCAATGAAGAAGCAGACGAATTATTTTCTGATTACGCAGAAGCTCAACGGTTTGTTGATGAACTGTTTGGACAGATTAAAGAAATAAGTGACTTCTCATTAGTTGATAGAAGTCATGAAGATGAGGCTTGGAGAGATCCTTATAAAGAACAAGGAAAATCAGCTCCTATGGATAACAATAAAATCATTAAAGAGTACAGAGAAAAATTATGATTGGTAGTGAAATTTTTGATTCACTAAAACCTCAAATCGATACTGCTAAAGTATCAGGCTATAGGTTTGCTAACAAAGAAGCTCGTTTTAAAGGTGAAAGGACAAAGCTGGAACCTTCTAAAAAAACTGAAGTAAAACCATTTAATGAATTCTCTTTCAAATCAAAGTATAACAGTGATCTCGAATTTACTAATTTCTATCGTGAGGATACAGATCAAAAGTTAAAAAAGAGAATTAACGAATTAAGTGAAGACTTTAGTGTAACTTTAAAGGGAGAGACAAGAGGAGTAGAATTTGATAAAGATCGTATTAAAGAAATACTAGAGTTGTTTGTTGGAGAATTTCATGAAGATGATCTAAGCGAAGACGAAATTGTTAAGGTTCGTTTATATGATCCCTTTGGATATCCAACAGAAATAAGAGTTTATCTTACATTGGATACAAGTGACCTTGATAATAAAGTATATTATGTTCTTATGGTTGATCTATTCCATCTAGTGATTCCCAGTAGTCATAACGGTAAACAATCAGAGGTTGTTAAACAAGAAACCTTCGAACATAATAAGGATAACAATAAATGTATTAGTGAGTTTTTTGCTTTCAAATGATTCTTCCATTGTATATTGGTTGGGAGAATTATTTTTTGTTCACCCAAAAACCCATTCAACTTCAGCGCATTATTCAATATCAAAGGTTAAAGCCCTCACATTTTGTGGAGGCTTTTTTTATTGTGAACAGACCACGATCCATCTGGATAATAATGAAACCATTCCCCGTTCAAATACCGAACATCAACACAGTATTCATCCATATTTCTAATAACTTCAACTATATTATTCACGTCAAAATCACTATGTTTATCTGAATTCAATTTGATGAAATGTGCACGTTGCGCTTTCAATAGAAATTGATATTCGCCATCGGACAAATCTTCGGCTGCAGGTAAACGATAAAGCAT